AAAATTATAAAATTGAGGTGATAATATGGGATTTTTCGATCTTTTTAAAATAAAAAAAGCTCTATCCCATGAACGACTTGATAATAAATCTATTTTCCCGGAGCAAATAAATTTTTCTCAGTCAGCAAAAGCCAGTGATAACTATTGTCAAAAAATTTATGATCTATATTACAAGGATTATCCAGAAATGCCTTTTATTTCCAAAGACCGTGAGCTTAATACTAATTGGTTTGAACAGGCCAAAACGTTTTCTCAGCAATCCCTTGTCTCTAAATCAATGATGAAACGCTACTCCGATGGTTTGTTGCCTGGACATATTTATATGCTATATTGGTTAAAAAAATACAGTAATAAAAAAACACCTGCATATTTTGAATATGAATATGGAATTGACTTCGTAGCAGAAAAAACATTTTTAAAAAGAAATGGCTATCTTGACGAATTAAATAAGCCAACCCCGAAAGGGAATTTAGCAATACAACGTCACTCATCCGTTATCGAAGAAAGACATCCTTCACCAAGATATTCTGGAGTTCCTGATGCTTCTTCTCCTGTTATACTGCCTGTCGGCAGAAATATACCGAGTAGCTTAAACCATGGAATTATAACAGTTCCTTCGTCTGATAAAGTCCTAATTGAAAAAGAATTTAAACAACTAAATAAGCTCATTTCATTTGCTCTTAAACAAGCTCATTTGAGCAATCGTCTATCCATAGATACGAATAAATTTCTGTATTCTACAGATTTTACTTTTTATGAAGCATGTCCTTACACGCAAACGGGTAAATTGTCTAAATATCCTTTGTCCCTCCATTACGCATATGCTTCTCATAAAGATCTCAATCCTCCGCAAGATTATTTCGGGGAAATTCATTATATGCAAGACGGAAGCATCGGCAAAGCTCGTTTAATTTTTTGGCAAAAAAAACATGGTTTCATGATACATCTAGCTAAATCAGGTGGAAAATTATCTGTAAAAAAAGTAGAAAAAATCACAGATGCTAAGTGGGAAACCATATATAAACTTTAATTAATCCGTAATTTTTTGAATTGTTAAACGTATATACATGGGATATTGTATCCCGCACAAAATACATTTCAAAAAGGAGAATGTCTATGAAAAAGAAAATCATAACCCTCATTCTGGCAACTGCCCTTACCGCTTCCTCGCTGACTGCCTGCGGATCGTCAACCGCTTCCAGCTCCTCGAGTTCCTCAAGCTCTTCGTCTACTGCTTTCAGCAGCATCAGTGAGACTGAAACTCCAACACCTACGGAAGAGGCTACCCCGACTCCGACCGAAGAAGCCGTAAGTACGCAGTCTGAATCCGAAGACTCCAGTGTTCCATGGGACTACACATCAGCTCTTAATTCAGCGGAAAGCTACAGCGAAGTAATGCACATGTCAAAAGCTGGTATCTACGATCAGTTGACCTCTGAATATGGAGACCAGTTCTCGGCTGAGGCTGCCCAGTATGCAGTTGACAATATGACCGCCGACTGGAATGCAAACGCGCTTGCAACAGCAGAAAACTATAACGAAACAATGCATATGTCGAAAGCTGGACTCTATGATCAGCTTACTTCTGAAAATGGCGAAAAATTTACCGCTGAAGAGGCGCAGTACGCTGTCGACAATATAAATGCCGATTGGAACGAAAACGCGCTCGAGACCGCAAAAGACTACCGCGATAATATGGATATGTCGCCAGAAGCGATCCGCGATCAGCTTACTTCTGAATACGGTGAACAGTTTACCGCCGAAGAAGCCGATTACGCTATACAGAATTTAGACTAAAATAAAAAACCGCCCCGGTGCGCCAACACCAGGACGGCTCAGTAACATTCCGAAGAATGATACCAGTTCGACAAAACATATTGTATCATCTTCGGAAACGTCAGACAAGCAGAACGTTTGTTTTGGCGTTTTTTCTTATATTCAAAATTGAAAACTTAAAGAAGGTGATATTATGTCAGCACTTAAAAATGGTGCTCTCTACATCCGCGTCAGCACCGCGGATCAGACCGAACTCTCTCCGGATGCGCAACAGCGTCTGCTTCTGGACTACGCAAAGAAAAACGGGATTGTCATCGCCAAAGAGTTTATCTTTGAGGAATCCGTCTCCGGCCGGCATGCGGACCGGCGGCCGAAGTTTCAGGAGATGATCGCCCTTGCAAAGCAGGACTCTCACCCGATCGACGTGATTCTGGTCTGGAAATACAGCCGTTTCGCGCGCAACCAGGAGGAATCCATTGTCTACAAGTCGCTCCTCAAAAAGAATAATATTGATGTAATCAGCATCTCCGAGCCGCTGATTGACGGCCCGTTCGGCACGCTGATCGAGCGTATTATTGAGTGGATGGACGAATACTACTCGATCCGTCTCTCCGGTGAGGTTATGCGCGGAATGAAGGAAAAGGCCCTGAAACATGGCTACCAGGCAACGCCCTCTCTTGGATACCGGGCCGTGGGCGGCGGCAAGCCGTTTGTGATTGACGAAGCGGAATATCAGATCGTCAAGTACATCATGGATCAGTACGATCTGGAAAATCACGATCCCACTGCGATCGCCCGGAGCTGTAACGAACTGGGATATCACACCAAACGCGGCAATCTCATGGAACGCCGGTCGGTGGAGCGGATTCTTCGGAATCCCTTTTATGCCGGCACTGTGATCTGGAACGGGATATCGTTCGAAGGTGCGCACGAAGCCAGGCTTGACCGGGAACGTTTCAACAACCGGATTAAACGCATGGACGCCCGACGGAGAACCCCGAAGAGCCGGAACCCGTCCGCCTGCAAGCACTGGCTGTCAGGGCTCTTAAAATGCCCCGTCTGCGGCGCTACCCTTACCGTAACGGCCGGAAATACCTCCTGTCCCTATTTCCAGTGCTGGAAGTATGCAAAGGGGCTTCACAAGGTTTCCAATTCGATCACCGTGGCAAAGGCAGAAAGAACCGTCTTCCGGTACTTCGATGAAATTCTTGCCGGTGCGGATTTTTCCTACACGGTACGGAACAAAACGCTGGACGTAGAAAAGGATGACACCGTTGCCCGCCTCCAACAGGCGCTGGATCACTTATCCATGCGGGAATCCCGGATTAAACTTGCTTTCGAAAATGGGATTGATACGCTGGAAGAATACGGCGCCAACAAAAAAAGGCTCGCCGAAGAACGACAGAGCCTGCAGGAAGAACTGGACCGCGTTCTTACGCCCGCCGCCCCGCCGGAAACAATCTCGAAAGAAGATTTCCGAAAAGAGATAAAAAACATCAATGATATTCTGAAAAATCCAGAGGAACCAGCCGAGAAAAAAGGACTTCTGCTCCGCTCCATCGTGGATCGTATCGTCTATGAAAAGGCTTCCGGAACCATGTATTTCGACTTTTTCGTTTCCTGATTTTTGTTCCGAAAGTCCGCAAACCCGCATAAACACTGGATTTTTCCGTATCATCTGGTACGGAACTCCGGGCCACCGGAATGCAATAACAGATGATATATTGTAACTGTAAATATTTCGATGATACAATATGTTTCCCGGGTAATTTGCCCGGGATTTTTTATTGCATTTCTTCTATATATATGTTATCATAACACGTGACCAGAACGCACAAAATGGTCAGAAAAAAGAACAATTCTTTTCGCCGCGTAGCTGCGCGCGTTTCTTTTTGCCCCGGAAATTTCCGGGGCTTTTTACGTTCTTTGAAACTCAAAAACCCCAGGCATCCGAAGATACCCAGGGCATATGTAGTACATTTATCTAATTATTCGATGAACGCCTGTCCGCTGTAATAGGCAGCCATCCATCCGCTCGGTGCTTTCATCCAGATATCGTTTCCGACCCGCTGGATTTCCTGGCACGTTACGGTGGTTCCCGCATCAAGGCAACCATCCTTGTCTTTGTCATGCTTCTGACCGTCAGGCGTCAGCTGCGAATGTTTCTTTGCGCTGTAGTTTGTTCCGGGACCTGTCCGGACTTTCAGCTCTACCTGCAAGGTATACTCGTGTCCGGCAGTGTAAGACGGTGTGCTCTTCTTTTCCGGAACACTGGCTGCTGTCTTTCCGTTGTAAACAGAAACCAGCTTAGCCTTAGATACCGGTCCGTACTTACCGTCCTGCTCTAAACCGTAAAATGCCTGGAACGCAAGCAGAGCATTCTCTGTGTCTCCGCCGAAGGAACCGTCTACTCCGGAACTTCCACAGGAGAATCCGCAGCTGATCAGCATTTTCTGCATTTCTTTTACTGCGTCCCCGGAATCGCCTTTCTGGAGATAATTTCTCACATTAACCGTTCCGGATGCAGATGCTGTCACTCCGGTATAACGGTACACATGAACCCATGGCTTATTGTAATAGCTGCGGATGCAGATTTCTCTACCAGTCTGATCTCCAGACTTTCCTCCTGTGACCGTTCCTTTCTCGTTGATACTTGCGTGCACCAGTTTACCATTTCCACAGCAGAATGCTGTGTGCCCATTTCCGAGCAGGACATCTCCCCGGATCATTCCACTGCCGGTTGCCAGATTCACGGATTTTACAACATCCTTGAACCCGATCTTCGGCAGAACGTCCGGCATGTTACCGGTATAAGTTGCTCCGCTGGACTTTGCCGGGATTCCAGCTGCTTCCAGGCAACTGATTACCAGCCCGGAACAATCATAATTCGGATTGCCCCAGCGGTCTACCTGGTCATAACCGTGCGAATCATCCAGGGCGATCGCTTCTGCTCTTGCTACTGCATTTTTAATTTTGCTCACTTTGTTTTCCTCCTTCTTCTGATAAAGTTTCAAATACTGATCACCGTAAGAAGCTCTTACTTTCTTCACTGATGATCCGGTGTTTGCCGGAGCCTCGAACTTGACCAGAAAGATATCAGACGCTTCCTGTACGGTGGTTGCGGTCTGCAATACCTTCCAGACGCTCTTATAGCTCGTCTTCAATTCGCTCAGCATATACTCTGTCTGGACCCTCGCGTCCCCAATTGACACGCCTCTCGTTTTAACCATATCGTATAAACCAGCTTTTCTTCCAGCGGACGTCCACTGGCAGAAGCCGTAACCATACTGTCTGGAGTCTCCCAGCGGATGCAGGAACAGATCTCTTGTGATCTCTCCACTGTCTACCGCCTCTGTATACGTGGCATCTGTGTATTTGTATCCAGGCTTATTTTCGCAAAGATTGTCAAGATTCCGGGGATTCGCTCCGGACTCTGCGTAGATATTCCCCATTGCTGCGCACGCGCCGTAAAGTGTGCAGCCGGCAGCCATCAGACTGTTAAACAGGATATCCGTATTTGTATTCCGTTCTATTGCCATTTCTCGCAAACGCTCCTTTCTTAGGTTCTCAATTCTTCCGAGACCCGTTCACCTTTCCGTCGTCAAGAAGATCTTTTACTGCTGCAAACCATTCTTCGATTACTTTAATGAGCATTTCTTCTGACACGATCACCTGCAGCCACCTTGGCAGCAGCGATCTCGCCTGCTGTACTACCCATTTCAGTTTCTGTTCTCCCTGCCCAGATGCATTGTATACATGCTCTGCTTTGAGGATAAGCTGATAGACATCTCCTCTGATGCCATCAAGGCCTTTCATTTTCGTGTACTGATATACGCACACCAGTGTTACGATCACCAGCACTGTCACTACTGCAACCACAACCGGCAGTGGGATCTGCGATAATACATTCATTAATTCCATTCTGGTTTCCTCCTGTGTTTTATTCTCCCGTGATACCCTTGTGAGCTTTGTATAGCCGCGTGGAGCATCTAAAATTGTATTCGTGGTAATTTATTTACCGAAACATAAAAAGAACCATAGAAAGCCGATTACGCTTTTATGGATCTACGGTTCGTCTTTATGTACGATGTGATTCACTCCCTGCCGCGTCAGGAAATTTTCCAGATCGTGCTTTCGTTCCAGCTCATAGTCTAAAGCTGCGTGCATATCACCGTTGCACTTTGCGTCTGGAATCCTCTGCACTGCTTTGGCTGTTGCTTCTGATAAGCAAAGAGAGCCGTCTAAAGCTCGCAGCATCATGTACTGCAGATCTTCACGGTTCTTTTCTTTCTCATCCTGTTCTTTTTGCCTGCGTGCCCGTTCGATCTTCTCCGCTTCTGCCCGTTTCTGGATACGTCTTTCCAGAAGCCAAAAACAGAAAGCAACGATCGCAGACGGCACACCGGCAGCAATCAATAATTCCATTTGCACCTCCTTCCTTTCACGCTATTTCATCATCGTCGATATCTGCGTACTTCCGGCATGCATGTTCGATGACGTCAAGATCTGTCTCTATTTCTTCCAAACTCTTTGTCGGCGTTCCTTTGGCAAGAAAAATCAGATCATAGATTATCGACCAGAGCCTTGAGATAATCTGCAACTTTGTCATCATTCCTCCCCTTGATTGTTATTTTTCTCTGTGTTCTGATCCGATCCTGATGTTTTTTCTGCTGCATAATTGTCATATTCAGTCCAGATGTCATTTTCAAATTTATCAACAATATCATCGATATCTGTTTTGTTCTCTCTGTACTTTCTTCCATTATTGATGTAGCGATTGATGATTGGAACATCCGGATGTTTTGCATCCATATTGGCGTCCATAGACACAACGGTCTCGCCGTCAACTGTGATGATTCCAGAATAATGAATGTCCTTTGTGTAAGTTGCTTCTACTGCCATAGTTTTGCCCTCCTAAAAATTAATTTGTATCTCCAGAGATATTATCTCTCATGGATTCAAGTTCACTTCTTAGATCCGCAACCTCTATTTCAAGGTTCGATCTTCTTTCTTTTTCGAGCTGTAGCTCATGCGTTATTACCGCAATCAAATTGGTATATACCATACTATAGGTATCAATATAGCCATCCTCAGTGTTCTTCCTGTCGTGGTGTACCAGATCCAGCTCGTCTTCTCGGATTCCGAGTTCTCGCATGGCTTCTACGACATCCTGTGCGACGAATCCATAACAAATGCGCCCATCACCGTCAATCATCCGATACTGAACTGGTTTTAAGCGATCGAACAGCTCTGAATGAATATCCGTCTTATTGATCTTGCTCTCACCGAGTGGAAATATGTTTGTTTTGGCGCGGCGATCGGATGTGACCTGTGGGGAGTTTTTAACAATCAAACGCTCCCATACTCTTCCACTATCTCCTAACATAATCTTTTCGGAGTACGCCTTGGTCGGTGCGAACGCTCCAGTATACACTCCTCCAGACCAGCCACAGCCATAAAATTCGACCTCTGCCTGATAACCTTTCTTCTTTGATTCAAGAATAATGCTACCGTTACCAATATCAAAGTTTGCTTTGTTGTTGGCATCCGAGTAAGTATTTACAACAAAAGAATCGTCAACAGCTCCGGCTATACAGCTTCCAGAAGAACTTGATGTCTCCAATACAGATTCGTGGACACCTTTAATATCTACATATTCGCTCTGGATTGACAGAGCCGCATTGCCGGATTTTGTTTCAACCAAAATCTTACCGACACCGCCACATAACTCAATAACCGCATCTTTTGCGTTCTTTCCAAGCTGGATCAACTTATCACCATAATATGCGAGTGTCGTTCCTGCCCGGTTAAGAATCTCAAATGCTGATGCTGAAATCTTAGTCCGATAGCCAGACCAAGATCCGCTGGTTTTATTACCAACTTCCAATCCGGTCCCATCAGTAAACTGCATAAAGTTGGTGGCTGTTTTTGCTGCTTGTAAAGGATTCGCATTAATTGAACCAGATGGTAAAGAAGCTAATTTGGTTGATGTCCACGTCACTGTATATGGACCAGAACCTTGAGTATAGTTAAATACTCTCAGCTGCCCATACGGTTCATTTAATCTTGTTATAAGGCCCCACGTTGAAGTAGTCTTTTTATAAATCCATAACGACCATCCGCCTGAAGATCTTAGGAAATCCAATTCAGGATTTGAGTTATTTGCAGAGATAAAACTAAACTGGACATCTGTTGTCTCAAAACCTCTGCCACCAAGTTTAAATGTTGTTGGCTGATTTGCATACGAACCTGTGATCTTTATTGTAGCAAATTCGACATAAAGATTTGACTCACCGTTTCCATTTACCGTATGCACTACCTGATTTGCGTCCTTACCTGCAGCGCCCTGTGGACCTTGAGGACCTGTTGCGCCGGTTGCACCTTTATCTCCCTGAGGACCTTTATCGCCTTTTACACCTTGAGGACCTTGTGGTCCCTGAGGACCAGTTGCTCCTTTATCTCCTTTATCACCTCTTGCTCCAGTAACACATACAGCTGTTGTCGTTGAAGTCGTGTTGTCAGTATAGGTAATCACCGATCTCGTCCAAATATATTTACTGTTCTCCCACCCAGGATAAGTCGTGCTCCACGATCCGCCGGACATGGCTGTTGCTGACGTTGATTTGTAATACTGTTCTACAATAGATTTAACGCCTTTACCGGTTGCACCAGTCCCTCCAGTATCTCCTTTGTCACCTTTGGCTCCGGTTGCTCCTGTTGCACCCCTCGGGATAATTGTATGGCTTATGCATAAACCTTTCAGATCTCCAGATGCAGTATTACTCCGATAATAAGCAACATGAGCATTTTTTGTATCTGTTGCCGTTCCAACGATCGCGAACATATCCCCGATTCGGCAGCCATTACGGATACCAGATGTACTAGACCAAGTTTCTTCGTGATTAATAGTTCCGCATGCCGTCCACTGAGACTCGGTGAAGGCATCTCTGACTACATTTGCTACAAGACTATATCCCTGTGAACCAGTGGCACCAGTAGCACCTTTGTTACCATATACACCGATAACTCGTTTTGTTGTGTCTACAGTTGTCCCATTTGTATAAGTAATTGTCTCGTAGTTCCAGAGATATTTATTGCTCTCTGTCATTGTCGGAACCGTAGACGACCATGAGGTAGGAACAGTCGAATTTGACGCGGAGACTGCATAATGCTCGGTAATACTCTTAATACCATTTCCGGTTGATCCGGTATCACCTTTATCCCCTTTACTTCCCCGATCACCGTATGATCCAATGATGCAAGGCACAGTTGTACTCGCCACGGTTCCGTCGGTATACTTCACAACCTCATAATTCCAAAGATACTTCTTAGCCGCAGACACCGACTGGACAGCTGTTGTCCATCCACTCGTCGCCGTTGTAACTCCGCTGGAAGATGCCGTTGCCAGGTAATAATTGACTACTGATCCAATACTCTTTCCATTGGTGCCATTTGCACCATTGGTTCCCATACGGCCGACACTATATATCGTGGATGTTGTGTTGTCAGTGTAAGTGATGATTGTACGTGTCCACAGATACTGCCCCGCGGATGCAGATGGCACAGACCCAGACCATGTGCCAGTTGGAACTGTTGTTCCGGAAGTTGAAACCTGGTATGCAACAGATGTCGATTTAACCCCCTTACCCGTATCACCCTTATCACCTTTGGCTCCAGCCTCGCCTTTGATTTTCGCCCACTTATACATTCCGACACTTGTAGGATCATCTTTTGCATAGTCCACGCATGTTCCGATATAAGCGCCAATATCCTCACCACTGTTCCCGGTGAATGTCTTCCCACCGTCATTACTATATTTGATGTGCAGATAACTGGTTTTCCCGTCTGCTCCATTGGTACCTGAAATTCCCTGTTTTCCCTGTGGCCCCTGCGAACCTTCCAGCTGCTGCCAGCTGTACTTCTTCGGATCATCCGAATCCGTCTGTGTAAAATCCACATACGTTCCAATGTATTTTGACGGTGTCTCTGTCATCTGAGACGCAGAGGTCGGATTCGAAACCGCAGAATATTTGATGTGAAAATACGTCGTTTTTCCATCTTTTCCGTCAGCGCCTTTGGGTCCCTGAATTCCCTGGTCACCTTTTTCACCCTGCAGGCCGCGCAAGCCCTGCGGACCCTGTTCTCCCTTAATTTTAGCCCATATATACGAGCCAACTGTCGTCGGATCCGTCTGATTGAAATCGGTACATGTTCCAACATAATCTCCCGGTGTCTCACCACTGTTCGCTGTAAAAGTTTTACCCCCATCATTGGAATACTTGATATGAAGATAGGTAGTTTTTCCGTTCGATCCATCTTTCCCAGGAAGGCCCTGCGTACCTTTTTCGCCCTGTAACCCCTGAAGCCTATACCATGTATATTTTCCAGGATCGTTTGAATCCATTTCCGTAAAATCTACGTAGGTACCAATATAAGTGTTGGGAACCTCTGTCATCTGGCTTGCAGACGTCGGATTCGAAACTGCAGAATACTTAATATGAAAATATGTTGTAGCTCCGTTCTGTCCATCTTTTCCAGCAATACCTCGCTCCCCCTGTGGTCCCTGGATTCCCTGCAGTCCCTGCGTGCCCTGCGGTCCTTGAATCTTTGTCCACTTGTATTTAGATGGGTCGGTAGAATCTGTCTTTGTATAGTCCGTATACACACCGATGTACGTCTTACCGGTTGATTCAGTAATAGAAAAGCCTGTCTTTCCATCCGCACTCGTTGCATAAGCGATATGAAAATACGGTGTTTTTCCATCTGCTCCCGGCTTTCCTTGGATTCCCTGCGTACCATCGGCACCTTTAATCTTACTCCAAGCATATTTCGTTGGGTCTGTGCTGTCCGCTACGACCTCATCTACATACATTCCGACATAATCACGATCCGAATCAGAAACGGAGAAACTGACCTTTCCATCAGAGCTATTTGCATAAGCAATATGCGTATACGTGGATTTGCCACTTTCGCCCTTTGGTCCCTGAATTCCCTGGTCACCTTTTTCACCCTGCAGTCCGCGCAGGCCCTGTTCTCCTGGATCTCCCTTATCGCCTTTCGGACCCTGAAATTTACTCCAGCGGTACCTCGCTGGATCTGTGCTGTCGGCTTTTTCAAAATCCACATACTGGCCGATATACGTCTTATCGACTGCATTGGTTGTCGAAAATCCCGTCTTTCCATCCGCACTCGTTGCATATGCGATATGAAGGTAACTGGTTTCTCCATCCGCACCATCGTTTCCTGCAATGCCATCTGCGCCATCCTCACCGTCATCTCCCTGAAACTTCCGCCAGGTATACTTTGTAGGATCTGTACTGTCCTCCAGTATATAGTCCACATAGGTACCGATATATTTTCCTGTATCCTTTCGCAACTGATTCGCTGTCGGGTTCGGAACATCAGCATATCTCACATGAAAAAAACTTGTCAGACCGTCTTTTCCAGGCTCCCCCGCAATTCCCTGATCTCCAACAACCTTTACCCAGGCGTAGACGCTCGGATCTGTCAGAACCGGCTGCTTTGTCGTCCGATTGTATGCAATACCCATGTATGCTTTTCCAGCAGATTTGATTGATATTCCATCGCCCGTTTCTGTATCAGCAAATACAACCCATGTGTAAAATGTCCGGTTCTTTGCCAGTTTCTCAAACTGCGCAGACAGGTTCTCCATCTTCTCGGAAATTCCACTTGATTTAAGCTGATATTCGCCCAGTGTCGCTGTGTACTTATCGTTGCAGGTGGAAGATTCCAGCTTCATGATCCGCGCGGACAGATACAATTCTCCGGCGTCATCTACGATATTGACTGTATCGCCGATCTTGATTCCATCCGGCAGATATGCCAGCTCCACTTCATAGGATACCGCAGCATCATAGATCTTTTTCAACTTGGATACAGCACGGTTGCACAACTCTGACTGACTTAACGTATCATAGGTGTAAGTCTGGACAATATGACCGGTTCCATTTCCTTTTTCGGAAAGATACCGGCTCCATTTGGCCACTGCGCTCCGGGAATAAATCGTACTGCCGGACAGATATATATCGCCGTCATCATACTTATACCCTTTCAGATTGATCGGCGTTTCACTGTCTTCCGGATATCCGCCGGTAACGGAAAGTGCCGTAGCCAGATCTTCTACTGAACTTTTTACAATGATATTTTTCACTTCCCGGTTGATCCGAAGTTCTCGCCCCTGATCTACGCCGCGCTTCTTATGCAGGTTGATATATTTGTGCTTGATTTTCAACCGGTCGATTTCAAAAGTATAGGAAACTTCCGCGTCAAACTGCGTGGCAACGCTCAAAATACGCTCAGAAGCGGTGGTCTCACCCTCCCAGGACAGTTTCCGGTTATAATTGCTGACCTCATTGATTCCAATTTCAAAGCCGGAATCGTCGCTGAATTTTTCAACATAGTAGCTCGCTGGATATGCCTTGTCTGCTTTGTATTCGCCAACTGTCTCGTTCAGGAGATCCATACCGGCATCCTCGGCATAGATTTCTACTTCCTGTTTGGAAATATTTTCTTCGCTGGTAATGATCGTATAAAATTCCTGCTCATCGCCATTCTTCCGAAGAATATAATTGCCAACAGAACCATACTGTTTCGCATCATTCCGCGTGCTCGCCGTGTAATTCAGCGTAAATTCTAGTGTAGCAACACCTGCTTCCACCTCTTCTGTTTTCAGATCATCAGAAATGTACAATCCCTTCGGTAGCTCTGTGCTTGCCTGCCCAAGGACATTCATATGTCGGTCCGCAAAATATAAAATCATAGAAACACCTCCCTGTATTTCATTGTGTATGTTGGCTGTGTTGCCCAGTCCGATGCAATGCATTGGATCTGATTCATTCCAGGCTGCAGGCAAAAGTTCTCCCAATCGTTGCCCAACGCACCAAGATCCTGTCTCGGAAGTCCCTGTAACATGACCTCTCCATTGCTACAGTCAGCTGTCAAAACCTGATTTACCGAAAATTTATTCGGAATATCACGCCATTTTTCTACATTGTCAATTCTCACGAAGATGCCGCGGAAATAATTTCTGGTGACAAGCTGATTTCCTGTATTTCGACTTCCCCACTGTCCCAAATACAATTTCACTGTTGCCACTTTCACATCTTTTAATTCTGGAACTGTAAATTCCGGATAACTGCCCTTCCAGAAAAAACGTATTTTCTCTCCATGTTTCATCATGTCGCTTGCGCCATACGTTTGGCTGTATGGGTTTGCATCTTTTCGATGGCAAGGTTCAAAAGTATATGTTTTGACGATACGCGGGTTGTTTCCACCTACCCACATATTCATGTGCGCTGTGTTTCCGATCGTATCGGTTTTGTATATCTCCTGGCAGCAGATCATTTTTCCGTTCGCATCGCAGAAAGCAATCGCCTGGCAGCCCGTCTGCCCCATAAGACCAGTTTCAAACCAGCTGTTCATGTAACAATAGAGGTGCGTCGCTCCCTTTGCTCCATTGGAATCTACCACATCAATAGATTTCATAGCTCCATTCCAGCCGTTTGTGTTTGGACTTACATATCCACTGCTGGCCAGATACAGACCTTTGATGCTGTCTACGCTCATGACACCCAGCTTTCCAGCCGTCTTGCTGTTACTGTATAAGAAGTTGCTCCCTGTATCATCTTTCCACGCCGCATCCTGTGACCAGACATATTGGTCAGCATAGCTTGTTATCAGTTCGCTTTTTTTGTATGTTTCTCCGTTCAACTCATCCGGATCACCGAACTGAAGAATTTTCTTGGAGTCATTTACAAAACCTACTACTCCATTTTCACTGTGCATTACTGCCTGAAGCTTTGGAAAGGCCCGATAAGTGCCGTTGTACGACACAATGAACGTTTTTCCGTCATCCGCAGTCGGATTCACCGTAAATTCTTCCACCGAATACTTGAATGGATCCGCGCAGTAAAATTCCAGCTCCGCAGTGATCGCATTTCTTCCCGCCGGCACTTCACTCGTTCCCTGCTTTGTTCCGATATAATATTTGTCCGGCTCATCCGCAAAAATAAGAGTCGCCTGTTCTTCATCCAGAAGAGCATTCAGCTTGTTATACGCACTACGAAAAGCCGAATTATCTTCAGCAATCAGTTGATATCCAACCACAATGGTTCTGGGTTGATAGCGTTTGCGCCGGTATTTCGTACCATCGGATACGCCAGTTTCCAGATCTGTAATCTCCGTCCCTAAAACTTCCCGGCCAGACACATATAGTGTCCGGTAGCCGGGAATCACATTTTCCAAATAGTTTCCATTAAACATGAGAGCCTCCGAAGGCAGGTTCTGCCCTGGGTACCGCTCTGTGGTATCTACAAAGTTATACATTAGTTCTCCTGCCTTTCTTTCGGTTCTCCCTTGTCTCCTGTTTCTCAATTTCTTCTCGTGTATACGTTGCAGTCGCTTTTCCAATCTCTCTTCCGTCCAGATTGATCGGGACATAGATGGTATATTTTCCATTGCTGCTATACTGATAGCTGTCATTCAGATCTTCAGATCCAGTCCGAAGGCTCATTCCGATTTCCGGTGCAGGTGTAAGCTCCGGAATCTGTATCAGCTCCATGGCTGCCTGCTTTGCCTCCTGCACATGATCCATGATGCCGTTGATCCAGCCGATTCCGAAATAGTTGCCCAGCTTATCCGTCACCCGCGATGGGCTGTGAATCTGCGCTTTTGCCCGGATCGCCGCCTCTGCAGCCGCCGCAAGCTGTGCCGCCACTGCTCTTACATGGCCGACCTGGCTTGCCATACCGTTAGCGAGACCCATGCCGATGTAAGCACCGCTGTTATAGGCCCCACCTGCCGATGATCGCATGGTAATTACGATTGAATTTGACATTGTTTCTGCTGTAGAAACCGCCCTTGACATTCCAGCTGAAACGCCATTATTAAAATTATTTCCAACCGCATTTCCAGAAGTCTTCGCTTTACTTTCTCCTTGGGAAAACTGCTTAATCAATGCACTGATCGCAGATTTCGCCTTGTTTCCCAATGCATCCAGCCCAGAATTCACAACATTCACGCTGGAGCGCATACCTGTAAGCGATTTTTCAGCGCTTTTCGCATTTCCGGCGATTGACTTCATACTGGAATTTACTGATTTCAGAGCAACTACCATAAGACCGGTTCCTGCGGCTCCGGCCACCATTGCCGCTGCAAATACGCCAACTGTTACAGCTGCCGCGCCAGAAGATCCTGCCAAAATCACAAAAACTGCACTGGCCGCAGTACCAGATCCAAGTAATGCCGTCAATCCAGCCGCACTGGCCTTTGCGCCAGCCGCTACAAGTGGAAATGCTGCTCCCATAATCGTCAAACCTGCACCTGCCATCACAAGCGAAGCTCCAAGCACCGCTGCTCCGGCAGACAATGCAATTACTCCTGCGGCTGCAGCCAGTGCAGTTACGCCGACCAACGCAAGACCAACTCCGAGCACGGTTGCGCCAACTCCTCCAACAGCAGCTCCGGTGCCAAAAACAATCATGCTTGTGCCAAGCTGAGCAATAGCTACCGCTCCCTGGATTCCATATTGTACAATTGAAGGAAGAACAGCGGACACAACCGCCAATGCCGCGCTGGCAATCAACGCACCTGTTGCTACCAAAACAATAGCGGCTCCAAATGCAATAAAGCCAACTGCTCCCGCTGTTAGTGCTGGTCCAAGAGCAGCCGCTCCAACTGCCAACAAAGCGATTGCCGCAACCATGCCAACCATACATCCAATAGCCAGCGGACCGGCATTTGCAAGATTAATAGCCGCCAAGGATAACAAACTGATTCCGGCTGCTGCAATTAATACCGCAGCGCCAAACGCAACAAATCCAACCGCTCCGGCCGAAAGCGTTGGCGCTACACTCTTGGCCACCAGCATCAAGCCGCCAAGTGCAACCACCATTCCTACCATTACGCCGATAGCCAGCGGACCGGCACTCGCCAACTGAATCGAAGAATATGCCAAAAGTGCCAAACCTGCGCTAATCATTAGCACAGCCGCTCCCAACGCCAGAAGCGCCGGTGCCATCGCTGTTAATTTCTTTGAGCCGCCGGACATAGATGAAAACATTTTCGTCATACCAACTGCGAGCCCTACTACCACGCCAATCAAACCGGCAAAAACAGCTATTGCCCCCGGACCAGCATTGGCTACTGCAATTGCCGACTGTGCAAGCAAGTAGAATCCTGCGCTGATCGCCAGCACTCCAACGCCCATCATCATAAAAGCCTTGGCAGACGCTACCATTTTCTTCGCACTACCGCCGCTGGATTTTCCAACCGCCTCCTGGCCTTTTGAAACACCAAATAGCCCAGGTGCGATTTTCCCGAGTCCAGCCTTTGCCAGCCCTCCAACAGCTCCTGTAAATGCGCCAACAAATGGTGCTACAGCCTTAACGATTTTAAAGCCTTTATATGCAATCAAGAGTTTCGGAAGTGCCACCGCTACTTTTGCAATCGCGTCCGAATGTTTTTCCAAAAATCCAGAAACTGCTACAATTCCATCTTTGACCTCTCCCAAAGTGGTAGAGAAATTTTCAATACTTTCTGTGCTGCCAAAAGAACCTGAAAGCTTCTTGATATCTCCTATGATCGCCCCAGCCGCATCGCCCAGCGCCGTTCCCGCTTCCAATGCGTCCGTTTTGAAAATATCCCAATATGGTTTTGATTTCTCAACCATTGATTCTATTTTATCGACAGCCTTTTCGATCCCTTTTCCGCTGGCAAGCTTTTCATCAATTTTTCCAACCGTCTCAGTTGCGATGCCAACCAAACCTCTCATTTTTCCGCCAACCTGGTTGAATGCAGTAATTCCAAGTCCTTCCATAGCAGACTGCAGTTTCACGACATCGTGCTGAAGATTATCCATTTTGATCTCTGCCATTTCTTTGGCTGCACCGTCACTGTTATAAATGGCATTGGTTAACTTGTCAAAATCCTCTGGTGCCGCACTCACGATTGAAAGCAGACCTGACATACCCTCTTTTCCAGCTAACGTAGCAGCGTATTTGGCCTTTAACGCTCCCTCTGCTCCATAAGCCTTTTCCGTTAAATCTGCTAATGCTTCATTATACTTCTTTTCTGTCAGCTCTCCATTGGCATACTTTTCGTCAAGTTTTGCAAGGTTCTCTTGGAACTGATCCATTGGCATTTTGCATTGTCCAAATGCACCGCGCAGATCGGTTACAATGTCCATCAGAGACTTCATCGAGCCATCACCATTCTGCAACGATATGCCCAAATAATCCATTGCGTCACTGATATCATCTGTTGGCTTTGCAAGATTCGTCAGAATAGTTCGAAGGCTACTTCCGGCCATGCTGCTTTTCAATCCTGATGAAGCCATGAGACCGAGAGCGATGGCTGTATCTTCTACACTATAGCCTAACGATCCAGCTACCGGAGCCGCATATTTAAATGATTCACCCAACATGGCAACATTTGTATTGGAATTGGCCGAAGCCGCTGCAAGAACGTCAGCAAAATGTGAAGCGTTAGAAACTTCTTTCGTAAAACCATCTTTAATAATTTTGGTTGTGCCATCTGCTGATAAGCCGAACGCTGTCATCGCATCTGTTACAATGTCAGAAACGCCTGCCAAATCTTCTCCCGACGCTGCGGCTAGATCCATTACACCTTCGATTCCATTTAACATATCCTCAGTTTTCCAGCCGGCCATTGCCATATACTCCATCGCAGAAGCTGTCTCGCTTGCGGTGTACTGCGTGGATTTTCCAAGCTGTTTTGCCTTTTCAGACAGTCTATCAAAGTCGGATCCTGTAGCTCCGGAAATAGCTGCTACAGACGACATAGCATTCTCAAAATTCGCGCCAGCGCTTATTGCACCAGCAGTCAAGCTTTTCAGTCCGCTTCCGATTGCCGAGACTGCCTTGGATCCAATCGCCGCCATAGCACCAAATCCAATTCCACTTGTAAGCGTATTTTTCAGATTATCAGCATAACTGCTACATGATTTCATCATTGACGAGAAGTTTTTATCTTCCGCGCACAAAACCGCTTTTACGCTATAAGATTCTGCCATCTGTTCGCCCTCCTTTCTTTAACAACTTGGATATTCCAACAAAACGCGGATCGCTCTTCTTATGTTTTTTTTCCTTCACATTTTTTAATTCTTTTTCATAGTCGAAGAAATTTCGGAATCTTTTGTATACTGGCACTGTTTTCTTCCCAGATTTTTTCTGCGCCTGGGCAGCAAAATTCAGAAAGGCTTGCCGATGTGCCCTGTATTCGTCGTCTACTATCCGATATCTCAGCGCTTCCATCATAATTTCGTACTGTGCTATCGTCAGACGATCAACCTGCTCAAACGATGTGAATCCCAAATACCGGAAGCAGCTGATTGCAGCTTCCCGGTATTGTTCTTCGAAGCTCGCCTCTTCATGAGTTATATCGCCTACTTCTTCGCTTTTTCTTCCTCGATCGTCTTCTCGAGATTCTGGACGCATTTCTTCGTAGCATTTGCACTCTTTAAGAAACCCATCGTATCTTCGAAGAGCTGATTGATATCGGTATCCGGATCATCAATATATTCATCCAGAATTTCTGTAGTTGCTCTCGGATTCTGCCCTTTATTCGCTACGAGTAACAGATCCTCAAGAGACTCTACATCTCCGTCCATGATCCCTGCCACAGCGTATCTCAGGCCAATATTCTTCTTAGCATCTTTTACTCCGTCTACCGGCATAGTTACTTTTTTATTCATTTCTCTCATGAATCCCATGCCAAAATTAAACTGATACACCTGTCCATTGATTGTAAGTTCCATATCATTTTTCTCCTTTACTGTTCAAAAAAGAGGACGATTGCTCGCCCTCTGCATTTTTACGCTCCTGTTTTAGTTGTATCTGTAAATACGTATGCCGCTACTTCCTGCTGTGCGGCTGTCACTGTCACATCGCCTTTCTCGCCGGTTCCGTTTACGCCAAAGGTAAGGGATACTTCTACCATATCCTCGGCATTCGAAGTCTTTTCCAGCTCCGTTACGTACCCCTGGAAATATTTTCCCTTGAATTTATTGCTTCCGCTGGATGCTGGTTCATCCAGATTTGCTTCCCAGATCTCGACCAGTTCATCATTGATCATGGCATCTTCAAGAGAGTCGATCAGTGTGTCGCCCTTGGCAAGAATACTGGTTGCCGTAATCTCAACCGCGGCTGCTCCCGGGGTTCGAATCGTGCCGTCCTTGGTCTCTGTGGTATCTGCATCCTTGCTTGTCGTTCTTCCGTTTTCTGTAGTAAAGGCTAATGCTGTAGCTGCATTTTTAGCCGCGTCTTTTTTAAGGCGGTACAGATAAACGATCTTTTTACCACGTACCGCATCTGCAAATAACTGCAAATTCATTGTATTTCTCATGCTGTTCTCCTCCTAACTGAATAAAAAAGTCACTTCTACGATTCCGTGAAGAAGTGGCTGGTTGGTAGTTGTGTCCGGCAATATTCTCTGGTTCAAATCCTGCACCGACCAGGAGAAGCTGCCGGTATGTTCCAGTTGTCTGCAAATCTGCTTAATCTGCAGAAGCATCTGTGATACTGTGCCGCGCTGCCGCGGATTGTCATGCCAGACGTGAATTGTCTGGCTTGCAGTGCCGAATACAGCCGTTTTATTGGCTCTGTCGGTCAAATTGCTGTCCGCCAGATAGATAAACGGGTATGGCGTGCCTTCCGGCGGTAGAAACGTGTCATACACACTGTCTGGATACTGTTTTTTTAATTCCAGAAGCAACGCACTGAATAATTCCTGCTGTGGGTCCATGATGTCACCTCGTAAGCTTTTTCAAATCGGATTTGAACTTCTCTTTCTGTGCCGTATAGGAAGGACGCATATACGGCTGTGCGTTCATATAACGGGTTCCATACTCCACATACGCCGCATACTCTGCCGTCGGCTCTACTTCCGCCGTAAGGCCGCCATCTCGGATCTCAAGACCGATGTTTCGTTTCAAATTACCAGTATCCACTGGAGCTTTTCTCTGTGCGGCCTCCTGCAGCGCTGCACCATTATCCTTTACTATCTGTTTCACTTTACTCATCTGCACGTTTTTTTTCAGTTTAACCTGCAGTTTTTCCATTCCTTCCAGCTTGATTTTCGGCATCAGACCACCTCCGATAGTATGAATGTCTGTTTTACACGCAATTTTCGCGTATAGTCCACTTTATAGTTCGTGTTCCCGATCCGAATTCTGTCATATGGCTTCTGATAATGGTTCTGGAGCTGTACCGTCACACTGCCCTGACGGATTCCTCCGTATACGATCTGCATGATTTCCGCCCGCGTATCCATCACAGATGCCATTTTCCGCACCTCTGTTACCTGATCGTCGGCATAGTTTCCAGTCGTTGGATCATACTCACCCGGCAGGACTCGCTGGAAGAAAATTGGCGTATCGTATCTCACAGAAACTTCACCTTTCCCTTCCTTGCCTCCCGCTGGCTGTCCAGATAAGACTGAATATCATCCATGTACCCGGCAAAATCATTTTCAGACCAGGAAAGGCTCTCGCCCTCAACACTGTGAGAGGAGAGCCCTTCTGATCCGATTCGGTTGAATCGAATGACTGAAACATCCAATATGATGTATTCCATTTCTTCCGGCGGCTCCAGACCGCCAAGAAGAAATTTCAACCGCTGTTTCGTGGCATTCAGAATCAGCTGTAGCTGCTGTTCTGTCTTTTTATCTGTGTCTTCCAGTCCAAGAAGCAGTTTCAGATCTTCGAGCATCGACTGCCTCCTACTTCTCTGGTTCTTTTACCAGTTCGATCACCGGGGTTCCACGCAGGTTTTTATCCGAAGCAAGCTCTTCCAGACGCTCTTTCGAGACCTTGATTCCCTCGCGCGGGAAAACATCACCCTCTCGGTACTCATGGTCATCGTCATGAAGATCCGTAAAGTATTCAATCACCCTGTACATAGGTTCCTCCTTCTCAGCTCTTCACAGCTACTGTTACATCGCCGGAACGGACTGCTTTATAGTTCTGATCACACTCAACCAGCGTGATGTGATGGGTTTCTGTAGATGCGATTTCGGATTCTCCATCCCATTTGCTCCAGTTTTTCACGTCATCGCCGTATTTCACGGTAGTCGCGGATGCCGCATCTTTGTACTTCCAGCAGTTTTTCATAGACATCAGCTGCTCTTTTACGGAGATCTTTGTTTTTCCGGTTTCAGAACCTTCTGCGGATGTCAGGGTCAGTTTTCCCAGTGTCTGGGTATCAGCTCCGCCAACAGAGATATAGGCGATCGCATCCAGGTACTCACAGAAGATCCGCAGTCCCATGATTGCAAACAGATCCGACATTGCACGCTCATAAGAGCCCTGAGAGTGGAAACCGATGAAATTTGTGGTTGGATCTGTGGTATAAACCAGGCCTGATTTTGCAAATTCAGAATCACCCGGGTCAACATAATATCCGATGATATTGTTGAGCGGAGTGGCGATGACTACGTTTTCCGGAATTTCAGAGCTGATAAAAACAACCTCCGCTCCAAGGAAATTTTTCATGTATTCAAAGCCGAATGCCGTCTGCAGCGTGATGTTCGCAGCGCCAACATATTTGTATACATCCAGTGTGTTCACCCAGAGGGCTGTTCCGGTTGCACTTCTCCGCATCTTTTTAAATTTGTCCTTTACTTTACCGATTGCCATCGCAACCGCCATCTGCCAGGTGCTTTCATGTCCGGTCAGGGATCCGGCTTTCAGCTGAGCATAGAACTTATCCATGACCACGTTCTGCAGATCCGTTTTAAATTCTTCATCTGTGGACTGTACAGCGGCATCATAGCCCTTTTCTGCGATCGCTTCCAGGGATACACCTTTTCTGTACTTTTCGATCCGAATGGTATCAAACGGTGTCTCCACTACCTCATAACGGGAATACGGGATTTCCTCACCCTCGCCTACATCGCCGGACTGAAGGGTTCCTGTTACTTTCTTTGTTTTTAATACCGAATTGTTTTCTTTTCGGATCATCCGGGCAATACCAAGAATGTCCAGAAGTGCCTGAATATTCTTTCCAAAGCTCGTTACGAAGTCAATCTCACGGGCTTTTACCTGGATCTGCGCCTGCCCTGTCATGTTCTCCGGTGCTGCAAATACCTGCAGCCCTAATTTTCCAATTTTGTGCATATGTTTTCCTCCTACTGAAATAATGCAATGTTTTCAGCGATCAGCTTCTGTCTTTCCAGCGGATTGCTGACCGCCATGATCTGTTCTTTCGTCATGGATTTCCCGCCGGAACCGCATTTCGGTGGATTTCCTTTCAGAGCTTCTTTGACTGCTGCCTGCACAGCTGCTTTGTACAGCTTGGAAAAAGATTCCACTGTTGTCTTGGTATCCTCTGCATTATCCGATACCAGGTGCCCCAGGAGTTCATCCGGGATGTTGATCTCTTCGTCTGCCAGCATCTTTCTGGCTGTCTTGGCCATTTCCGTAACGGCATTCTGTCGTTTCAGATCTGCCAGCTCTTTTTCCAGCTGTCTCGTTTTGTACTCGGCTTTTTCTTCCTTGGTCATTTTGGCCAGTTTTTCCGCTTCCGAAAGTTTATCGTCCGTCAGTGCCTTCCACTTTTCCTGCGCTCTGGTCACTGCTGCATTTACTGCTTTCTGGATTCTACGGTCATACTCTGCCTGGTTGTCTCCTTCTTTCAGGAAATCATCAAAAGATACTTCGTTGCCGTTATCACCAGATCCTGCTCCAGCTCCGTCCTCGTTTCCGTCCCCGGCCCCGCTGCCGTCTCCTTCACCTTCTGCAAATAACTGCAGGTTGTTCATTGGAATTCTCCAACGCATGTTTCTGTACTTCATTTCTTTTCCCTTTCTGCCCCGTCCCGTTCCATGCAGGCCCGTGCCGTTGCTCCTGGTATTGTAGTTTAACGACATCCCGGTCACACCTGTTACACAATCCGGACACAGTCCGGGTATTCGTCAGCGATCATACAGATGCCGACAAAAAAGGAATCCACCAGAGTTCTTGCTTTCTCCGATAGATTCCCATACTGTATATCAACCCATCCGGGCGATACTTTGTATTCTATTTCATCCCTTGTCAGATCCTCAATCGAGCGGATCAGTGTCCGCACAAGGCTGGAAACGCCCGCACAGACGATGTCCTGCCCGTGCGGTGCGTACATTGCATGACCGGATACCTTGATTTCGTTCTTACGAACGGATACTTCAATCACTCTTTGATCCTCTCTTTCTTAAATGGGCATAAAAATACCACCGGCCTCTCGACTAGTGGTAACTATGAAATAATCGCGCCAAGTAATGCAGACAATATCACGTTGAATGTTTCAGCACAATATTCTTTTGCTTTCTGCATGCGGCTGTTTTCTTCCAGGAACTGTACGCCCTCAAACGTAATCTCAAATGGTCTGTCTGTTTGGAGCATTGGCGCGTCTTTTGTTTTGTCAACGACCACAAATCCTGTAATATATCCCTTCCTTACAAGTGTTGCAATGATCTTGCACCAATAGCTTTGCGGAATATCAAATAATTTTGAATTCCACGCGAACTGTTCGAGTTCTGGTTCTACACCGAGTTTCATGCATTCGTACAGATATCTCAGTATTTTATACATGATTACTTCCATGTCATTCTTTGCCATTATCGTTTTTTACTCCTTAAACAGTTTTATACGAACGGAACCATCTCTTTTACGTCCTTCAACGTCCTTTTTGCCTTTTCAAGCAACGAATTTTCGAACAGATATGAAATACCTTTCGGCGTGATAATGGTATCGGGCAGGCCGCCTAAAAAGACGCCATCTTTCGTATGATTGACGACAATGCCTTTTACATACTCTTCCGTAATCAGGCTTAAAATGATATACTGCCAATAATTCTCAGGAATATTATAAGCTGATGCTGTAAGGTAACACGCTTCTGGTTTTTCACCCTTTTTCAAGCATTCATACAGATATTTCAGTACCTGGTATACAATCACGAAATAATCATTCTGAGCCATTTGTCCTGTCTCCTTATCATCAGTTGATAATTAACTGATTCTTGCAAGAATCACAGTAAAAAGTATTGGTTTTTTCACGGTCGCCAACAGGAATCATGATTCCTGTTTTACATTTTTTGCACAAAACTTTTTCGCCTTTCCTCAAGAGCTTTACTCTCTCATGAGGCGGAATATTCAGAGTATTCGTCATAAACAATCACTCCCATTTCAGATTCGGATATTTATCATTTATATGATTAATTATATCCTGGAGCACTTTCTCTGTCAATTCAATGTTTTGATGCCTGTACTCGTTCACATAGCATTGCAGTTCTTGACTTTTGGTATTTGGCTTGTTGATTTTGGCATGCGTGGCCTCGTGAATCACCGTAATAGCCGTTTCACGAACCGTTTTGGTATTATCAGCATAAATGTTGATTTCTCCATCTTCGAAAAGTCCGTCCAGTCCTTCATCAACATCAACTCCGTACCATACCTTTATTTGAATATCATTTTCCTGAAGATATTCCAACATTTCCATTCCGATGCTGGACTTTTTCATTTCTTTCATGATATTTCGAGGTTTGATAACGTCTCGCCCCTTTGATCTGCCATCCAATGTTTGGAATATTCCTTCGTTGTCTTTATATCTTGCCTTTCTGTTTTTCGATGCTTCCCATTCTTCTGTGGTACCACCCTGCTCCAGAAAGTCCAACCATTTCTCATATTCTGCACTGTCTTCATAGGCTGCCGTGGAGCAGTGGCACCGTGGATGCATCGGCGGCGCGTTCGTTCCCGGCATCATATCCTGCACTTTGAAATGCTTACCATCCAACGCCTGGCACCGCTCGCAGACATCTGCATTCCCGCAGGCAACGTATGTATACTCCTCGAATCCGTTTCGAAGGTAGGACTGTTTCTGCGCTTCTGTCTGGACTCTGGCAAGCTCCGTGACCATGAGCCGCTCTGCATCCTCCCTGCTTGCGCCGAAGCGTTTCTGCAGGTGCACCGCAAGCTCCCGCGGGTTCTTTCCCTGGATCAGCCCCGTTTTCAACAGCTTATCCAGCTCTGCTTTCAGCATGTCCTGGTACATCCAGATCCGGTCAGAATAGGTGGCATTGTGGAATGATGCATCCACGATTGTCCGCGCCATTTTTCCATTTTCCTGCACGGAATTGCCGAGAATGCCCGCCTGTCTGCGAAACTCTTCTATTGTCTGCTGTGTCAGCGTCCGATCGAAATATTTCTGCAGTTCATCGAATCCGGATACCATTTCCAGCCCAATATTGGCTTTCAGCAGTTCCAGACGGTTGATCTTCATGGTTGCATTGTACAGCCGCATCTCTTCATTCGCCTGGTCGGAAAAATCTTTTTCTTTGACGTATTTCGCCGCTTTCCTGCCATACTCTTCGATATCGAGCTTGAAAACCCTTCTCTTTGCTTCTGCCAGCGAAATCTTCTCAGCATTGGCGTATTTTGCGTAAAATCCATCGATTTCCTTCTGAATCTGATCCGCCATATACGCATAGGTCTTCCGGATCTCTTCTGCATAGGTCTGCTCAGACATCTTATTCTTCTTGGCATGTTCCGTCTCACGTTTCTGCCAGTATTCCTTACTCGTCATCCTGTCCACCGCCGCCAAACATCTGCTTCATCACTGGATCCGCTCTCACCTTGTTCTGATCGGTATCAATTTTCTTGATTTCATCCTGTACATTGTCCACAATAGACAGCACCCCGAGCTGTGTTTCCTGGCTGACCACACCTTCCAGATTCTTCGCAATCTCTGCCTCTTCCTGCAGGTTTGCCGGGAAATTTGGTGTAAAATGTGGATGGATCTTCACCCAGTCATCTTTTTTCATTCCTGAGACCGGATTTGAGAAAATCAGACGATACCTCCGGTTCATTCCGCTGGTAAATTTCCGCTCTTTCGTTTTTTCCAAGTTACTCATTGCCTGCAGCTTATATTTCATGGCGATGCCGGAACTGGTGCCAAAATTCTCGTCCGAGATATTGGCCACCATGCTGATATGGAAAATGAGCTTTTCCAGACGATCGATCAGATGCTCCTGCGTGGTATCACCATCCGGTTTCTGAAGAAATTCGACAATCAACCGTTCGGTGTCCCCGTCGAAATTAATGATTCTGTCATCCCGGATATGCGCCACATCGTCTTTTTCCAGCTTGGAACCAAGAACCTTGAGATAGGCATCCGCGAAATAGTCAACATCATTGGCTTTCTCGCTGATCGCCTTGTTGTATGCATTAATCATCGTAAGGACCGGCTCGAAGATTCCCATACGCTCCTTGTTTTCTACGTACTCCGATGCCGGAACGCCGTCGAAGCCGTGTATCTTCTCGTCTGCATCCCAGAGCAATTTTCCTTTGATTGTAAACCAGCGGACCTTCGTCTCGTCCGATACGCTTCCATGAAGGATCTGATTCGAATCGTAATACAGCCGCACGAAATATCGTTCCCTTTCCAGCACGGAATCGTCGTAGATCATGAATGCATCCAGCGGGCTCAGATAGGTGATACCGATATTTCCGTTCTCATCTACGTAATACATTTCATAGCCTTTGCCGAAGATACTGCAGATCTTGGACAGTTCGGCATTGTTATCGTCCTGATCATTATACTGATCCAGAAAATCAACATATTTCTCAACCGCTTCGTTTCCATCGTCTACCTGCAGTTTGATCGGATGCCCGATGAAGAAACCGTTCATCGTATCCACGATGTATTTCGCAAAGTTGACCATGATCCGGTTGTCCGGCTTCCACTTGGGTTTTAACGGCTCATGCAGGATCGGGTAATCCGTCTCGTAGGCCTCCTGCAGCCTGCCGTATCTAAATGCGCACTCTCCGGAATGCCGCATGATAAATTCGTTCAATTTGGCATCTGTCAGCGTCTCTTCCGACGGTAGCCTATACAAATTCGTTCGCACTTCTATATCCCTCCTTTCACCTTTCTGTTCAGCCGTGGTCGCTCCCCAAGTATTGTATATACAAAATATCGTACAGCGTCCATCGCATGATCATATTGCTTCACTGGCTTGTCTTCTCCGTTTTCAGCAGCTTTTTTATCCCAAATATAAGATGCAAATTCTTTAATTGTATTTATACAAGTCGTTGAAAATACAATTTTTTGCAAATTCAATTTGGTTGCTACCAATCGAATTCCGTCCTCTACATCATTTTTGGCTTTTATGATTTTGAATCCACGTTTTCGCAATTCCGCAATAAAAGAAGCAGCCGCAGGATCCACTATAATTGCGCGAATTTCCATCTTATCCAGCCAATTTCCCAAGTCATCTGCATACTCTGCATCCGTTTTCTGCTTTCCTTCCTCTCGTCCAGAATAATAATATTCTTTCGTACAATACCAAACGCCATCCGTTCCTTTTTCCCACAGGAGAAACACCGTTGCATTTTGAGTTCCATAATCGCAACTGACATATCTATTGCTGTCAAGCAATAAATTTTCAAATAGCGATGGATCTTTCACATGTTGTGCTTCGCTGAACATATCGTAGATAATACCCTCAGCCATAGCCCACAAGCCCAGGATATATCTTTTATAGAACACCCCGGTATACATGTTTCGGTATCTGATTTTTATTTTCTCGGATAAGCTTAGGTTGTCATCCATTGTAAAATGGAGATACAGCAGCTGTTTTTCTTTCCTTTTGTCAATCCAATTGATCTTAAACCAGTGATATGGGCCGTCCGGGTTGCAGTTAAACCAAAATTTGGAACCTTCAACGGAGCATCGGCCGGTTGCCTGATTGACGAAGGATTCCGGCATCAGCGCAACCTCGTCAAAGAACACACCCGCCAGCGTGATACCCTGAATCAAATCTTGTGAACGCTCATCTTTTCCGCCAAAAATATAAAAGTAGTTCTCCGCATCGCCTTTTCTGATCAAAATGAGGTTGTCCGCTCTGCGGTCAGTTACGGAATATCCTCTGGATTTGAGCATCAGTTTCAACCAGAACAGGACATTACGTCGGAAGGAACCGATGGTCTTGCCGCACATGGCAAAGTTCTGACCGTTGAACGTATGCATCGCCCACATCACGAATGAGAGGGACATGCTGATAGTTTTTCCGGATCGGATCGCACCGTCAGCTATGATTCCATCCTTATCATGGACTGGCGAATCCTTGCACCACCAGGTAAGAACCTGCTTCTGTTTTCTGGAAAACGGCGAAAAATGGAATGTCTGGTCTTTCTGACAATTTTTAATGTTTCGCGTGAGATTCTGCAGCTTTGTTTTCAACGATGAGATCTTCTCATACACTCTCATCACCCCAGACTTCCTGCGCCACGGTATTCATCGCAGAAAGGAATCCATCATCGCCGGTTTCTTCCTGCTGAACATCCTGTTTGCTCATTTCAAGTTCAAGCTGCATTGCTGCCAGCTCCAGCCGTGCATCATCGTAACCAAATTTATGTAGGGCCTCGATGGCTCTCTGGCGCCGCGCCTGCACGCGAGTCAGGGCATCTTCTATGGACTGGATCTGTCCCAGAATCCCCTCGTATTCTTTTAAGACAGTTGGTTTTCCTTTTTCAATTCCAGATCGATATCCGGTAACACTCATTCCCACTGGAACTCGTTCTTCTGGCTCAGCATTTTCATCGGCCGGCGACTGCTCTATGTTCTTCAGCATCTCAATTCTTTTCAACATCCGCCGTTCCCGTACGGTCAATAGCTGAATTTCCTGCAGGAGCAGTTGTTCTTTATTCGTCTGCACTTTCTTGATCAGTTGTTGTTCATCTGGATCCAGACAATCAAAAAAGAGAGCTTCAAACTCTCCTGTCTTAACTGCATTCTTATTTCCCGGCGGACCGGTCGCATTTTGATTTCCCGGTTGACCGCCTCTTTTTTTCTTATCCGAACGTTCGCTTTTCTTATCCGAACGCTCGTTATCCCATCTGTGAGTAGATTTCCAACGGCGAACAGTTCCTTCCGGCAGATTCAGTCGACTTGCAATCTCAACCAATTTCATGCCTTTCAGGTACATGCCCTTTGCCTGCTCTATTCTTTTATCTGGCGCCCGGGCCATGTTCCATCACCTCGATTCGTCGTTTTTGAATATAACAAAAGGCAGTCTCTATGCAAGACCGCCTATGATTTTCACATATTATTTTTTTTCTTGCTCTTTTGCCCATTCTAAAGCAGCTGTTTTTGCTTCCATTATTCCATTTGTCCCCTCAATAATCGCCAATCCAATCGCAAGCCCAATAATATCTCTTTCTGTATGCGATTGGTTAATAAAATGGATCAAATTCGCCGCAGCCGAATAAAAATAAAACATTCCTTTAAATGCATATGCCGTCAATAATTGATGATGGTCTCCTGTCCTTTTCCCTGTTATTAAGCCAACAGAAACAATAATTGGGCAAAGCAAATACGTAATTACAAATCCTATATCCATCCTATACTTTCCTCCTTTTTCTGTCATCATACTACAAAACGTCCTGCATTTCTACAGGACGTTTTAAAAGAAGTATATGGGGGATGATCTCCAGTCAATGGAGAGTTGGAACGGCAGGACTCGAACCTGCGCCCTTGTCGACTCATGCTAATAGCATGCGACTGCTTCTTCCTGTTGAGCTACGTTCCAGGTGGCGCAAGGTACCAAGCTGCGCCGTGCACCATTCGATTACTCGGACATTTTCCGCGGGCTGATGCCGCCCAATCAGCGGTCAGGCTGTGACACCTGACCGCTGATCAAAATACATCTAAGGAGTTTTGTAAGAAAGTGTAGGAAATGTTGATCCCTTATCCATTCTCTGGTTCTTACACTATACCATAGGTGCGATAGGAAAAAAAAGGAACTCTTTTTATATTTCAAAATGAGCAAGCGCCTTCCCGTGAATCTTCGTAATGTTTCGAAGGCTGTATCCCATTCGCTCAGCGATCTGCTCCCATTTCAGCCAGTGTATGTATCTCAGTCTCAAAACTGTTTTTTCGGTCTCATCTTGCATTGACTCGATTTTTCTAGTGATTTCCCGTCGAATCCGGATCCTCTTCTCCATCTGATCTTTCAGTTCTACCAATAATTCGTCGAGTTGCGCCGCGTACGCCGATAAGTCTCCACTGCTGCTCCCGTGTGGCATCCCATCCTGGATCAGTGCCGGAAACATTTTATTCATTCGCAGATCATCAATCTCTTCTCGAATTTCTCGTTCCGCAAGCTCTGCCGCATGGTATCTTCTCAGGTATTCTTTTTTCTTCTTGTTCTCCTCTTTGTGCTGATCCATTGGTATCACCTCCCCATGTATGTTCTCTTCCGGTTGTTCTGTCTCTCATTCTGATCTCAACCAACTCCAGATGCGACACGTTCAAGACCTCCCGCACAACCTTGACCACACTCCAGATCTGTCTCGGCAGGCGACCGGCGTTTCGAATCGCTTTGTCCGCGGTTGGATCACGATATCCTTCACCATTCATTGTTTTTCACCTCATCCAAACTCCAGCTGTCCGTCATCGACGAATTTTGTTTTTTTCAAGCTTAACTTATCCCCCTGCTGTTTTAACCGATCGACACGTGCCTGCTGTTTCAGGTTTGCCATATAATTATCGTCTACTTCCGGCGGAATCTTCAAAAAATATTCTTCCGGAAGTGACATTCCAGCTTTTTCACATAACTCTGCAATATCTCTCTTGTAAGAAATAATATGATTTCTCGTCAGATTCATATTGCAGCCATCCGGCCAGAACGGATCATTGCAACCGTTTTCGTTGATATGGTTCCAAGTAGCACATTCGCGGATTATCAGTCTGCAAAGAAATTTTATCTTCTTCTGTTTTTTCCATTCTTCCGTGCTTAATTCTCCCATTATTTCAAGAAGCCCGGTATACCCTTGCCCCGGCCGGAGGCTGGCTCCTTTCTTTGTGTTTGTTATTTTTTATGTTTCTTGTTCCATTCGTTCAGATATTCCATCTGTTCCTCGTCCTCCCGCGGATCCTTCGGCCGCTCTGGCCGGTTCAGCAGCAACGCTGCTGCTCCGATTACCAGCGCACAAAATACTACTATACATTTGGTAGCAGTGTTAAATCCTCTCTCTGTACTCTTGTGATGTATGAATATTGTCCGCAATGTGGGCATTTCTCCGTTTTAATTGTCAGCCCTTTTCCGCGCACAACCCCCGTGATTGTAACTGTCGCCCCTTTCCCTATCGCTACGCCTGCCACATTTCTTATATCGCGTTCCAGCGTTGCTTTTCTTCCTTTCAGCATTTCTCCAGTAAATTTTCTCGGTATCATTTTTCTTTGTCCGTCCTTTCATGTTTTTTCTTCCATGCTTCCAAGTATTCCATCTGCTCCTGATCTTCCCTCGGATCCTTCTCACATTCCGGTCGGTTCAGCAGCCATGCCGCCGCTCCGATCACCAGGACACAAAACACTACAATTCCGATGATTTCCATTCTACGCCTCCTCTCTGCCCTTCCAGCAGCGTTCTAACTCTTCCAGGACTGCCATGCATACCTGTTTTACAAACTTTCCATTACCGAACGATTTCGCAAGCTGAGAGCATTCCCGGACACTCTCCTCATAGTCCTGTTCTTTCCCTGGCCGATTATAATACTTCTTGAAGAATCGCCAGATCTCTGTAAAGAATTTAAAATAATTCATCATGGCAGCTCCTCAATCCGGATATAGATACCAGGCTTCTCCGCCCAGAACTTTTCAGTAATTTCAGATGCCACCAGCGCATCATCCTTCCAGAAGCCTACCAAAGTCATGCAGTCTTTTAACATCTTCTGCAGATTGTCTGTGTCTGGCTTTGTGATCCTGTACTCTCCGTCCTTATGTCCATTCTTCGGGAAACACCACTTGGTAATCAGCCTTACGCCCGTTCTGTACGGTGCCATAATGCGATACTTGTACAGGTTGCCAATCAATTTCTCCTTAGCCGCTTTCAGTTCCGGCGGATCATAGAACACAGGTCTGCCATTCACGATTGTGACCTTGTGCTCCTGGTGTGTTATTGTTGGCGGTTCCATCGCCATAAAAAACTCTGTCATCTTTCATCATTCCTTTCCTGCGCGTCTGTGCTGGGTGGGTATGCTCCTAACCCGTTGTGGGGGCGTACTCAATCGCCCCACACTTAGGGTGGGCATGCCCGCACATTCCCGCCCGATTAGGGTATATATTTATATACAGGTGCCGGGCGGGCATTCCTGCCACCTAAAAAACAAGGTGTCGGGCAACTTTCTGCCCGATGCCCGTTACCATGATTACGGGCATTCCCGTGACCTATGTTATTTTAGGTGTCGGGCATTTGCCCATGACCTAAAATGTTTCAGGTATCGGGCAAATACAACGTGTATCTTTATTTACCATAAATCCGATTTCTTTTAATGAATTTCGAACCGTTTTTTCCTCCGGATATTTCTCGCCGGTTGCTTCTGCATCCGATTTCAGGACTTCATACAGCTCCTTTACCGTCGGATATTTATCCTCATGAGTAAACCGGAAATTTTCTATCGCCATCTTATATTTTTCCTTTTTGGCTTTACGCGCTTGCTCTCCTTGTTTCTTTCTGGCTTCTCTACCTTTCTGCCATGCCGGTTTGTCTGCTTCCAGCTCAAGATCTTTCAGCACGCCGATCTGATCCAGGCAGTGAACCGGATACTCAAACCACATGTTGACCGGTTCGAACTTTGGAAATTCCCGAAGTGTCCCTTCGATTCTCCATGCCGTATTGGCCTGTACTGCCGCTTTTGCCTCTGTGATCTGCTTATCCAGGGCTATCTTCTGCCACCGGTCAAGATGCGTCTCGCAGTAGCTCAGCATCTGCGCACTGCTTAGTAAATCGTCCTGCGAAAGATCATCCTCCCACTTGAAATGCGCATCCAGATAGTCCGTACACGCCTTGCAGATCGCTTTATTTTCTTCCTGCTTCATCAGCGCTTCTGTAGGCTCCAGCTCGATCAGATCCAGCAGGGCATCCGGATCACGGGCAAATACACCGGAACCAGAAGCACGGTCCATAGATTTCTTCCCTCCCTGATTTCCTTTGCTGTGATGATGGCAGTAGATTACCGCACATCCAAGCTCTGTGCAGACTTTGTCGAACTGGTTACAGAAATTTGCCATCTGATCTGCACTGTTCTCATCTCCCGTTATGACTTTATAAATCGGGTCAATGATAATAGCCACATAGTTTTTCTTTGCAGCACGGCGAATCAGCTTTGGTGCCAGCTTATCCATAGGGACTGATTTACCACGCAGGTTCCAAATATCAATATTCTGCAGATTATCCGGCGTAAAGCCCATTGCTTCGTATACATCCTTAAAACGGTGCAGGCAGCTTGCCCGGTCAAGCTCTAGGTTGACGTACATGACCCGTCCCTGCGCACAGTGCCACTGCAGCCACTTCTTTCCTTCTGCTATGGCTATACACAGCTCGATCTGCAGGAATGACTTTCCCGCCTTGGATGGGCCGGAAATGAGCATCTTGTGGCCTTTTCTCAGGATCCCATCAATCAGACACGGCGACAGCTCGGGGAGGTTATCCCATACACTTTCCAGCCCTTCCGGCTCCGGCAGATCATCGTTGACACCCTCAATCCACTCGTACCATTCATTCCAAGACTGTTTTCCGATGTTAGTATCTACTATGAACTGTTTCTTTTCACCACGCTGCACTCCTGGCATTCTGGATAGTCTCGATGGATTCCGGTTCTGTGTATCCACGTCAATTCCGTTTTTCTGGCAGACTTCATACAGATAATCAACCCGTTTTCGATACTCGTTGTAATCTGCCGCATCTACCCGCACAATAGCATGCAGGCTCTTTTTTCCGGAATATACCAGGCAGGCGATCGGAAGCTCCAGCTCCCGCAGGATAGCGTTTTGCTGTTCCAGCTCCATGTGATCCGATTCTACTAAAGCATACCGGTACTCTGTTACATTTTCATTTTTACAGCCGTTTCCGTCCAACGGGTTGAAGCGGATCCACGCTCCGGCTTCCGGATTGTAGTCACCAAGTACTGCGCCAATGTCCCCTTTACAGTCGTTCAGCAATTCAATCAACTGTCCGGCAGTACGGTCCCAGCTGCCTTTTTGTGGCAGCCAGCGCGTACCTTTTTCATCTGTCTTTTCCCAGCTTCCAGTGACGTATCCTACGTTTTCTCCTGCTTCAAACAGTGTTTCCAGATACGTAATCAGCTGCTCCGCCGGATTCCAGTTGGAAGGCTCCTGTATCTCTTTCCCTTCCAGCCAGTTTTTATCCACAACAACACGGTCACTGTCCACCGCGATACTGTCGTTCCAATCCAGTTCATGGCCCTTCTCCGGAACCCATCCATGATCCAGGGCAAGCTGTACGATTGTGCCGCCGGTTACCGGTGAGGATGAGCCGGAAAAGGTTCTCCATTTTTTCTCACATTCATTTGCATGATATCTGCCGTAATCTTTCTGGCTCCAGGCATCCCATACAGACACCGGATACCCTTCCTGTTTCAGAGCCATTCCAACAGAACACCATTCCTGATAAGTAAGCTCGGATGGATTGATATGTTCTATAATTTCTGTAAGGCTCGTCCTCTGTTCCATAATTTTTAAGCTCCTTTATACTCTCTTGGATTGATGTCCATTGGAACTCGCCATCCATTTGCCGCAATCCGGTCAATCAGATTTTTTGCTGTCTCGAACTGCCAGGTTCCTACATGCTCAAATCCTCTGCTTTCCAGAAAACGGATCTGTTTTGGTGTCGTCAGCCCTTCTGTACGCCGTTTATTCAGTCGATCCAGGATCTTTTCTGCCTTTCCTGCATTTTCGATTTCATCCGGCATAATACCCAGCTTTTCCAATGTTTTTTTCTGCTTTTCAGACGGTGGTCCCATTTCCCATCCAAAAGAAGGCACATAGCTGGACAGGTCCTCTGCCTGGATGGACATTTCAAACTGCAGCGGATCCACCAGCTTCTTTTTGCGCTTCTTCATTTCAGAAAGCTGCTTCGCCAGCGCCTCTTCTCTTTGTGCCACAACATCCTCCGATGCTTTCTGTTCCGCTTCTTCGAGATCAACCGGCATGCCTGCTTTCTTTTCCAGATTTTCTGTCATCTGCTGGGCTACTTCCTCATTCTCGCAGATCAGGCTCGCCGGATGACACAGCTCATGCCGCTCTGTATGCCAGAGGAAATCCAACAGCAGTAAATGGTCTTTTCCTGTTTCCGGGGACAATCGGGTACCACGCCCCACCATCTGACAATACAGGCTCCGCACCTTAGTTGGTCTGAGAACCACGATACAATTCACCGACGGGCAATCCCAACCCTCTGTCAGAAGCATTGAATTACACAAAACGTTATACTTTCCAGCATCAAAGTCTTTCAAAATTTCAGCTCTGTCCTGGCTGTCTCCATTTACCTCTGCAGCCCGGAATCCATACTGATTCAGCAAGTCACGGAATTTCTGGCTGGTCTTTACCAGCGGAAGGAATACCACTGTTTTCTTATCCATGCAGTATTTCTGCATTTCTTCTGCGATCCCCTGCAGATATGGATCCAGTGCGGTGCCGATTTCGCTTGCTTTAAAGTCTCCAGCCTGCACTGATACACTACTCATATCAATTTTGAGCGGAATAGTCAGTGCCTTGATTGGGGACAAATACCCTTCTTTGATTGCTTTCGGAAGTGTATATTCATAGGCCAGCGATTCAAAGTAAGCCCCAAGGTTCCGCATATCGCCGCGATCCGGTGTCGCTGTTACTCCCAATACATGCGCATGCGGGAAATGCTGCAGCACACGCTGATAGCTGTCCGAAATGCAGTGATGGGCTTCATCAATGATGATTGTATTAAAATAAAAAGGATCAAAGCTGTTCAGACGTTTTTCTCTCATCAGTGTCTGCACAGAACCAACTACTACGCGGAACCAGCTCCCCTGGCAGGAACTCTCTGCCTTTTCAAGCGCACAACCAAGACCGGTTGTCTTCATCAGTTTATCTGCAGCCTGTTCCAGCAGCTCCCCTCTGTGTGCCAGGATCAGAACACGGTCTCCCTGCCGGACACACTCTTCTGTTACTTTGGCAAAGACTACTGTCTTGCCACATCCAGTAGGAAGGACCAGCAGGGTTTTTGATACCCCGCTGTCCCACTGTTCAAAAATAGCTTCCTTTGCTTCTTTCTGATACGGTCTCAGTTCCATTTAAAATCTCCCTGGCGTAAATGCTGGCTTATCCGAGTCTTTCGGATACAGCTTTTCGATGTAATTGAACTTTTTACTTGGATCTTTGATTCCCGGCTTCACGCCGATTTTTGCTCTTGCCGTTTTTCCCGGAAGTGCATTCCAGTCCATTCTGAGCTCTTCGCCCTCTTTTTTCAGTCCAACACCACGGAACAGCTCTGACAGCTTCCATTCCAGACTGCTATGTAAGATATAGTTCTCGCGAATTGTAATCTCACGGTCTGGTCCGTGTACAATAAAGTACACGACTGCCATATTGCATGGCGGGAGCTTTCCTTCTCCTTTGGATCTGCTGCGGTCATATTTCTCGATGGTTACGTTGTAATCCCCCTCCGGGATTGGATCAAAGTTCTGGGAATCTTGTTTAATAGAATCATCCCATCCAAGTTCTCTTCCTTCTACTGACATAATTGTTCTCCTCCTTAATTAAATGGAATTTCCTGTTTTTCTTTCATTTCTTTGATTGCAGCATATACCTGGTCCCAGCAGGCTACCAGAAGCCCCTCGATAATGCCAGGATTTACGACATCGTAATCTTTGATCTTTGTGCCGACCGGAACATACCCTTTCGCTTCTACGACGTTCTCCACGTCCCATTCATCTACGTGATAAGTTTCCATCAGGTCTCGCAGTGCCTTTGGGATTTCCGGATCCAGACTGTTCTCCCCTGCAGGATCCGGCGCTTTAGGCGGCTCATCCAGTGGAAGGTTCATCTGCTCCCCCGTTATTTCTTCTGTTGGTACAGGCTTTGGAGCTTCCGGAACGGGATCAGGAGCTGGCGCCGTTTTAGATGGTTCTGCAGCTTTGTACGGTTTCATATCTGCGGAAGCTTTTCCCTGTTCAACAATGCTCTGAATGACTTTGTAGTCAAACGGAACCTCATCCGGCAGACCGAAACGGTTCTTTGCATCCCAACAGGCGTTGTGTGAAGTGTACATGACACGCTCACCGCCCTGCGCTTTCCTCTTCTTTCCCTTGTCATCAACTGCAATGGAAAATGTTTTGTAGTTGGCAAACAGCAGCATGTCCGCCCATTCCTTGATCAGCGGCGATGTCTGCGATGTTGTTTTCTTTCCAAGCTTCAGTTCCCATCGGTCATAAGCTCCAAGCTCATCCGGCTGTTCGAACTTTTTAATCTGTGCATGTGCTGTAAGAACTACATTGACACCAGCTTCCACCACCTCAGAAAGTCGGTTCAGGAACCGGCCAATCTCCTCTTTTACGTAGGTATAGCCGTTTCCATACCCGAAATCCTCGATTCCAGACTTCCGATGCTTATCGCAGATAAACTGGATGCACATAGACTCCGCCCAGTCGATCGTATCAACCACAAGCGTTTTACACACGTCCGGATGCGTCCGGATGTAGTCCACCTGGTCAAGAAGGTTCTGCCAGCTTGTAGCTTTTGGCAACCGGGCAACATCCATTGAGTTCGTGCTACCCTCAGTGTCAATGAACACCGGATCCGGGAATTTACTGGCAAACGTAGATTTGCCAATTCCTTCCGGACCATAAACCACAACTTTTTTTGCACAGGGAATCACACCTTTGATAATTTCCATTAAAATACACCTGCCTTCCATGATTTCTGCTGTGGCTGTTCAGCCTGCGCCTGTCCAACCACATAACCGTCTTCGATTATGATGCTGCACTCATCACCGGTACTTACCCTGGTAGCGATCGCCTGCAGCCCTTCGCCCTCCAGCCAGGAACCAAACTCCTGCAGTGTCTGCAGATCCATCTGTTCCAGTTTATCTAGGAGAACAAATCCACACTCTGGATTTAATTTCCTGACAATTGCAGTAGATACCATCAGCCTCTCAGAGCCGGACATGTTGTCCCATTTCTGCCCTTTATACACCAGCTCGCCTTCCTTTACTGACAGTTCCGGAAGTGGCAGCTCTGCAGATGAAAGCAGCTTCGCTTTTTTATCCCGGACAGAATTAATTTTCTCTGAAAGCTGGTCGTACTGACGACGGTATTCTTTTGCATCATCCTCAGCCTTCTCCTTATCCAAATTTGCGCGTACCATCCGATTGATCTCCTCGATATTGGAAATGCTGTCTTCCAGATCCTTGGTAGACTGATCTACCAGATCGGCAGCTGATTTTTCAGCAATTTCTAGATCCTTTACCAGTTGCAGATGATGCTGTTTTGCTGCTTCCAGCTGATCAGACAACCGCTTTACTTCTTCATAAGCGCGTTTTACCTCTTCCCGGATCTTTCCTGCCTGTTCTCTTTTCCTTTGATTTTCTCCATTCTGAGCAAGAATGTCCTGCTGCTGCCGGATCAGCGCAGATGGTGAGACCAGATCCTTGGGTGCTTCCGGGTAATATGGCTGTTCTTTGGCGAACTTTTCTTTCTGATCCGCAGTCCGGCCGATGTACAGCCGATCCTGATACAGCTCTTTTTCTTCTTTCTCTAACTCCGCCAACTGGTTACCAACGCCGATGATCTGCAGCAACGTCTGTGCTTTTTCCTTCCCGGAGCTCTCCATGAACTTCGGAAGATTCAATGCCAGAGACTCGACAAAAGTGTTCAACAACGACTGTCCGGCCTTCTGACCGCTTGGATCCGTTACCTTCAACGCACTGTTCTTGCCTTTACGTTCAACGATCAGACCGTTGTTCAATACTATTTTTAAGTTTGGCGGGATGATGGATCCATCACGCGTTGCATCTGATGGTCTGAAATTTTCGCCACCCAATGCCCACGCGATGGAATCCAGCACCGATGTTTTACCCTGGTTGTTTCTGCCGCCGATGACGGTCAGACCATTTGCCGTCGGCTCCAGTTTCACTGCTTTGATTCGCTTGACATTTTCAATTTCAAGCTTATTGATTTTCACTGACATCTTTCTTATCCTCCTTGTCTTTGTTAAAGAAATTCCAAACCGTCCCTGCACTGCAGCCCATTTCGTCTGCAATCTTTTCATAGGACCATCCGGCGTTTCGAAGCGCCGTCATCTTTCCAGTGTCCAGCTTCCTCTTCCTGCCCTGTCCAGCAGGGCTTTTCGGGGGGGCGTTGGTTTTACCTCTTCTTTCGTTTCCGGCTCTTTCCGTGGCTGTTTCATGACCGCAAACACAGCCCCGGCTTCTGCAGCAGCACGGACTTCCTGCATAGTCATCCCGCTGATGGCCATCGGCTGCATGACGTAAATATCATCATGCATGCCATGCATCGTCAGATCCACAGCTTCGGTATATTCAACGATCTGCATCATTCTCCTCCTTCTTTCACCGATCCGCTCCGGATCCACGCCGCAAACACTGCGTCCCGGCGCTCTTCTTCCCGCTCTTCCTGCTCCTCGCGGCAGGCATCGACGTAATCGCCGATTTTCTTGCCAGCGAGCGCAAGAAGAAACATCCCTGCTCCCAGGGCGGCGCGGCCCCACAGATCCGAATCCACGCCGCCGATGTAAATCCATGTACCAACCGCGCCGATCGCCAGCGCCGTTTTATCTGATCTCTTCATTTCTGCGTCCTTTCATACCCCATCGACTCCACCGCGGCTTCCATCCGCTGGCGGACAATCTCTTTTACTTTCTCTTCTCCAAGTTCCTCTGCCGTATACTGCTGTCCTCCGATCGTGATCCGAGTAACAACCATGATTTCTTTCATAAGGCATCACCTCTTCCTTATCTCCTTATCGTATGCAACCCGGCTCCGTAATGATTTTCTATTGATTCGTAACCATTTTTGAGCTATTATGTAGTTGCAAATTTGTTTTTTGCTATGCGTCCCGCGGGAACTGGTCCTTCCTGTGGGACTTTTGCTAAAGACATCATTGACACGAAAGGATAAACAATACCATGCGCTTTTTAGCATTATTTCTTTTAGTTGTTGCATATAAATTTCTTACAAATTTAATGCATTATTTTAGAAT